GCATGCCGCGACTTGCTTTTACGGACAACTTCTTCACGGTCACCAGTACGTTTGCCCCATACGGCATTCAGGTCGTGAAGGGAACCGGTGCTTTCTGGGATCAGACGATGACCCGGATTCTCACGGACCTGTCCAAGGAAGAGGCTGGCAACGACTTCATCTGCACTCTCGACTACGACAGTGTGTTCGAGCCTGAGTGCCTGCCTCGTCTCTTGTCTGCGATCCTGATCTCTGGCGTTGATGCGATCGCGCCGCTTCAGATGAAGCGAGACGACAAGCAACTCATGTTTACGCCCGAAGGCCTCGGCGGCAAGGGCGAGCAAGAGGTCACTCTGCCGACAGACTGGTGGGAGAAGCCAGCCCAGATCGTCGATACGGCTCACTTCGGCCTTACGCTGATCCGCACTGCGGCTCTCCGACGAATGGCGAAGCCGTGGTTTCTCGGCGTCCCCGGAGAAGACGGAGACTGGGGTTCCGATCGGCAAGACCCTGACATCTTTTTCTGGCACAAGTTTCGTCAGTGCGGCAACAAGCTGGCGGTCTGCCCGCAGGTCGCCATCGGCCACGCGGAGCTTGTCATCAACTGGCCTGATCAGCGGTTGAAGACCATCTACCAGTATCCGACTCATTTCTGGAACAACGGCGGACGGCGACCACCGGAGGCATGGGGATCGCAAGCACACGCGGAGAAGTCATCGAAATGAAGATCAAAATGCTGAGAGACTGGGGCTGGCACAAAGAAGGCGACGTCGTTGACATCTTCGACGTCACTGCCAAGGGATGGATTTCTGAAGGGATCGCGAAGCCGATCACGGAAGAGTCGAGGTCGATCAAAGTCGAGCAGGCTACGGTCAACATCGAAAGGCGGAAAGTCAAGCCGTGAAATACTACGAACTGATTCAACGTGGTAACCTCCGCTACCGATCCCTCAGAAGGATCACGGAGCCTGTCGTTGAGCCAGTTTCGTTGGCTGAGGCCAAGTCTCACCTTCGCATCGACCCGGACTTCGACGCCGACGATCTGTACATAATGGGGCTAATCTCTGCGGCGAGACATCACGTCGAGACAGTTTCGGACAGGACGCTGATTCGTTCGCAGTGGCAGATGAAGCTGGACTTCTTCCCAAGCTGGGACATCGAGCTTCCTCGGCCACCGATCACGACCGGCGATATCGTCGTCACGTACATACCCAGCGACGGCGTCTACTCACCGGTTCCGTTCACGAACTTCCGTCAGGACAGAGACGCAACGCCTGCCGTGATCCGCCCCCAGTGGAACGGCACATGGCCCCCGTGTCGTGGCGCAGAGAACGACGTCACAGTCACCTACTGGGCAGGATACGGCGACAGTGGCCGCTCAGTGCCCGCCCCAGCCCGTCACGCGATGCTTATGCTCGTCGGTGGATGGTACGCAAATCGCGAATCGATCGTTCAGGGGTCGCTCAACCCGGTGCCGATGGCTGTGGACATGCTCCTCGGCTCGATCAACTGGGGGCAGTACAGATGACGATCCGGGCAGGAGACTTGCGAGAGTCGGTGACCATTCAGGTCGCGACTCAGGCGACAAACGCCTACGGCGAATCGACTGCCACGTGGGCTTCTTTTGCGACTCGCCGTGCTGCGGTCGAGGGGCTGGCGGCAAGCGAGGCTATGCTCACCCAAGAGCTTGCCACCGTCGCGACTCACACGGTTCGTTTCCGATATCTCCCCGGCCTGACGTCAGGGATGCGTGTTCTATGGACGAGCCGCACGCCCGCCCGGACGCTCGACATCGTCTCCGTCACTGAGAAGAACAATCGAGAAGAACACTCGCTCGTGTGCAAGGAGCGGGTGACGACGTGAACGGGGTGAAAATTACCGGACTGAACGAGGTCATCGCGGAGCTAAAAAAGCTCCCATCGTCGATCGATCGAGCTATTGTCCTCGATGAGGCCGCAGACATCTTTGCCGCTCGCCTCCGGGCTGCAACTCCGCCGGGCTACAGCGGTCGTCTAAAAGACTCGGTGATCTACGAGTCGTCCGACGACGGTGCTTTCGTCGGGTACGAGCAAGAGGTCGAGACCGCTGGCAATCCAAAGCTCGACAGTGTGATTCGCCCAAAGACTAAGGGGCGAAGCGTGCTGAAGTGGGTCTCTGCCGACGAGCTAGGCACGGTTCTCGAAGAGACGTTCGACGCCTACTCGGCGGAAGGTGTCTTGTTCATGGAAGAGCGTCTCGCGGAGCAAATCAATGGCAGCACCTGAAAAGTGGCTTCGCGAGCGTCTCGACTCGGCGACGACGGCTGGCATCTATCCGGTGCTTGCTACCCAGAATGCCCCCTTCCCTCTGGTCGTCTACAGGCGGACTGGAACCCGCCGAGAGCGTGGCCTGACCGGGAATTTCGGCGTCCCAGTGGCTACGTTCTCGGTCGCGATCGTGTCTGAGACTTACAGCCAAGCCAAAGACATTGCCGACTCGATTCGCCTCGCTTGCGACAACTTTACGGGCGACACACAGGGCGTGAAAATAGTAACGACGGCCCTCGTCTCCGAGCAGGACAACATGGAACGTCCGTTCGAGGGGCAGGCCAAACCACTTTACAGGGTTGATCAGGTCTACGAGGTCCGTTTCACCGAATCTGTCTGACGTCCGAGGAGGGACGAAATAATGGCTTACGAATCTTCGCAGGGTATTGCTTTTTCTTTCTCGGGCACAAAGTTCACCGCGACTCAGATCGCCGTGTCGAAGAAGACGCCTGAGATCGACGTCACGTCGCTGGAAGCTGCTCACGGCGCGTACCGTTCGTACCGGCTTGGCTCGATCCGCGACGGAGACGAACTGAAGGTCGACTTCATCGGCCTGACGCTCCCGCAGATGACCGCCACTGGGTCCATCACTTGGGTGATCGACGGCACCGGATCGAACGCTGGCTTCACGACCGGCCTGCCCACCGCAGCCCTCGTGACGTCTGCGGACGTGACGGCTCAGGTCGGCGAGTTGATCAAGGGTTCTATGTCGCTGCGATTGACGCAGAACTGAGATGCGAGAGCCTTTTTCGTCTCACTGCTTAAAGCTGTACTGGGGCGGAGATGTGTTCTATGCGAACTCGATTAAGCGAACTGCGTCTTCAGCCACTGAGGTCGACGTCACAAGCATGGATTCCACGATCACTTCCGATCCAAACAACACGGATCGGAATATGATCTGGAAAGAAGTCGAATCGTGCGTGGCGGACCCCGGCGAGGTGACGGTTGACTTCTGGGCAGTGAAGGAAGACTTGTACGGACTTCCAGATGCGATTGGTTACAAGAAGCTCTTGGCAGTTAAAGAGCTTGGGACGACAGTCGATTCCAGCGGCAGGCCGCAAAGCTATGAGACTGGCGTAACGCTGCTCTCATACCAGTGCATCCTGACTAAGGTCGATATCGATGCGAGTGTAGGTGAATACGTGAGGGGTAGTGTCACGTTTAAATTGTCTGGATACAAGGAGTAGGCATGGCTCTCAGCAAGGCAGCGATTCTTTCGGCGAACGACAAGAAAATGATCGACATGGAAGTTCCTGAGTGGAACGGCTCCGTGAAGATTCGTGTGATGACGGGCACCGAGCGTGACCGTTTCGAGGCAGAGTTTGTCGGCGGCAATAAGGGCGTCGACATGGTTCGTGCGAAGCTCGTGGCGAAGTGCCTGTGCGACGACGAAGGCAACCGTCTCTTCACCGAGGCTGAGATTCCTCAGCTTGGCGAGAAGTCGGCGGCAGTCCTCGACAAGCTCTTCACGGCTTGCATGAAACTGAACCGATTCACGAAGGACGACGTCGATGAGATGGCGGGAAACTCCTAAGCCGTCCGAGGCGGCGTTTCGAGTTTCGATTGGCACTGGCCCTCGGGATGACGCACAAGCAACTCTTGGAGTCTTGCGACGCCGAAGAGTTGGCGGAATGGGAGAGCTTTTGGCTCATAGAGCCGTGGGGAGATGAGTGGCGACAAACCGCTCGACTTGCCACGGCTCTTTGCACGGCATGGGGCAGTAAGAACCTCGAAGAGGAGATGATAATGCCGTCGAGCCGGAAGCCTCAGCAGACCGCAGAGCAGATGCTTGGCGAACTCATGAAGATGAGGGCTGGTTGATGGCAACAATCGGCTCTATCACGATCGCGTTTGCCGCTGACCTGAAGGGTCTCAGCGACGGCATCGAAGAGTCGCTTGATCTCTTCGATGATCTGAAGGAGGGGATCGAATCTTTATCCGACGAACTATCCTCGCTCTCGGAAAGAACGGTAACAGTGCGAGCCGTTGCCGACACGGCTTCTCTCTCTCGCGTCAGGGGGGAAGTTGATGCCCTGTCTGATTCAGAGCCTACTGTCACCGTTCAGGCAAACACGGCTCAGGCCGAGCAGGGCATAAGCAGAACCTCCATTCTGACGAGAGAGTTTTCTGGAATAGTTTCTGGCGCGTTGTCTTCGTCGCTCAACGGAGTTGCAGACACGTTTCAGCAAGTTGCGTCGGCAGCACGCGGTATCGACTCGGCTTTGGTTTCTGTAACGGACGGCTTTCGCGGCGTTCAGAACTCTGCCGACAGAACCATTGTCGCCATCGGAAGGACTATAGACGCCTTTGGTTCATCGCGCGAGTTGATTACGGGTGCAACCACTGCCGTCGGTGGATATGCAGTTGCGTCAGCCGCTGCCGCAGGAAGCACCGCTGCGGCATCAATCGCAGTTGGAACACTGGCTGGAGCTATCGCTGGCTCGATCACAAACACCGTCACCTATGCCGGAGTGATGGCGGCTTCTCGGGCGGCGACAGCCGGAATGAGTGAAGAGGCTCGCGAGTATGCTGACCGATACTCGCAAACGGTTGCCGCTACGGTTGCCGGAACCGCTCAGATAGCAGCCACAGCCGCTACCTTCAGGCTGGTCGCAACCGCTGTATTCGCCTCTTCAACAGCAAGCGAGTTTTTCGCAAGAGTCTTTGCAGGACTCGGGGACGCTGCTGTGGCTGTTGGCGGCAGGCTTTCAACGGTTGTCGGAATCCTTGGTCCCCTCGTTTCCGGATTGCAGATTTTTTCTGCTGCCGCAGGGGACGAGCGAGTAGGAATACCAGAGCTTCAGCGTGCTGTTGTTAGAAGTTCCGCCACGTCGATTGCTTTTGGAACGCTGGGCGGCGCGATAACTGCCCTCTCTCGCGGTGCTAATGTCACCGAGGGTGCGATGGGCGGGGCTTCTACGGCTATCTCTACTGCCATTCCTGTGGCAATAGCAGCCGCCGTCGCTACCGGCCGATTCTCACACGAGCTTGAACACTTGAGCCTTGCCGCTCAGTCGACAGATCAAATGGCGACACGCTTTGGCTCCTCTCAGGAGGAAATGTCGAAGCTGCGATTGGCGGCGCAGAACACCAACGTCAGTATGGGTCAGCTTGCCAAGGGGCAGCAAGCTTTCTACACGAACCTCAACAAGGTCAAGATCGGACAGTTGAACGTCGACAGCGTTCGAGAGGCGAAGCTTGCATACGATCGTCTTGGAATATCAGTTGACGAGCTAAAGCAAAGCAGCCCCGAAGAGGCATTCAAGAGAGTTGCCAAGGCTCTTACGGAGGTTGAAGACCCAGCCAAGAGAACATCGCTTGCGTTTGACCTGTTCGGAAAACAAGGGGCCGCGATCCTGCCTGCACTCAAGGAAGTCGGCGAGCTTGAACAAGACTTCCAGCGTCTGGGAGGTGCCTTAACTAAGATCGACTTTCAGCGGTTCTTGGTGCTTGAGAACTCATTCGACCGCATAAAGGCAGCGTCGGCAAACCTCAATCAGACCCTTCTTATTCCGTTCGTAGAGTTACAGAAGGCATTCAACAACCTTTCTGCGGACCTTCGCGGCGGCCTTTCGGCGGCACTGACGCCAATCATGGGTATCCTCGCCGACATCACGAAGCCGATGGCGGTTGTTATTGAGCTATTCGGCAGGGTTCTGAACATAATGCTACGAATCGCTGGAGTTGTTGGAACGGTTGCTGCGGGCTTTCTCGACTTCGCACTTGTCGCCGACCTTGTGACTGCCGTCGGAGATGCGTTCATGTACATGCTCTCTTTCGTGGAAGCGGCAGTTACTGTGCTAGAGAAGATCGCAACTGTAATTGCTTCTTTCTTGCGACCATCGATCACGTCTCTCAGCGAAAGCATTACTGGTTTTGCAAAAGCTTTTAGTGGTGCCGTTCTAGGGGCAATTGCATCGCTCACGCTTTTCAACCTCGCCATGCAATCGACTGCCGTGCAGGCGGCTGCGACCGCAGCGGCAACCTACGCGGCGATTGCTGTTACAGCTTTTGGCGGAATCATTGCACTGATACCTGTGGTTGTAGGGTACATGGCTTTCTATGCTGCGTCGTGGATTACGACCGCAGCGACTGCGCTGGCTTCGGCGATTCAGATTCACGCCGCATGGCTGCTCGCAATGGGTCCGCTTGGCCTTGTGATTGGCGGTATCGAACTGGCTGGGGCCGCGTTTGTTGGGCTTTACGCAATTGGAGGCGAGCTTTACGACCTGTTTTCGGGAGTCGGTGAGGCGATCGGTCTTGTTGGAGAAAAGGCAGAAGAGCTTGATGCTGCAACTGCTTCAGCAGAGAAACTTGCCGAAGCCGCCTCTAAGGCATCTAAGCCCGGCAAGCAAAGAGCGGCTGAGCAAGTCGCCGAGGCTACATCGCAGAGCAAGACTGTTCAGGTTGACTTCGGCGAAAACAGAACCGCTCAGTCTGGTTTTGAAGAGACTCGCACTGCCGTCGTCGAGTTTGGCGTATCGATGGGAATTAGTGCGGAGCAGGTCGAGGCAGCTATAAAAGCCATCGAGGACTCCACGAAGGGGCTTTTGGGCTGGATTTCAAAACTCGCCGCTGCTTACGCGGAGAGCTTTAAGGGTCCGTCTCAAGAGGAGTTCTCGAAGAGTATCGACGAAGCTCGGTCGAGGATGGGCGACCTGATTATTGAGTCTGCTCGATTTGGAGAAGCTGGCGCAGACGCTGCCAACAAGTTCAACGACGACTTCAATGAGCTTCAAAACAACCTGAAGAAGACTGGGAATCTCAAGGAGTTTGAAGAAGAGTCCGAGAAACTTGCATCTAAGCTGCGGGACACTCTCGACACACTTCGCGACGAGAGTCCTCAGATCACGCTCAAGAAGAACCTCGAACTCTACAAGCAGCTTGATGACGCCGTTAAGCAGGCTGGAAAGTCTGTTCGCGATATAGCCGCCGGAACTGTCATCGACGGCAAGTTGTTCCCTGCGTCTGAGACAGTCAAAGCCAACGCGGAGAAATACAAGAACGAATACGCAGCGGCTCTCGACGCGATCAAGAAGAAGCAGCAGTCAGGCGGCTTCGCGAAGGAACTGAAGGTCAAGCGGCAAAATCTTGAGTCGGATTTCAACGCCGGAAAGATTTCGAGAGACGAGTTCAAGGCCAAGAAGCTCGAACTCGACACGACCTCGGCTCAGGAGCAAGCCTCAATCGCTGGCGAGGAAGCCAAGCGTGCGTTCGATCGCCAATTTAAGAAACTTGGCGAGGACGTCTCGTTTGCCGAGAACATTCGCAAGGAACTTGAGACGGCGTTTCTGTCGCCAGTTCAGAAGTTCGAGAAGGAACTCAAGAAGATCAAGGAAAACCCTGAACTGACTGACATTGAGAAGGCAATGGCTGCTATCAACCTTCGCAAGCAAGCACGCGAAGGAATCGTCGGCAAGTCTGCCCAGTCTCAGCTTCAGGAGAGAAGCCGTGACGTTAAGCAAGCCGCAGAGGCTGGCCTGATTAACACGGACGAGTTGAACGCGGAACTCACGAAGGCCTCCGAGGACTTTGCGGCAGCGGTCGGCGTCACGAAGACGCCGTTCGAGACGTTCTCATCGTCCCTCAATAACATTGCCAAGCAGTTCGGCTTCGCGGGCCAGCCGATCGACGTCGTTCGCGAGAAACTCAAGGGCAACGCTGAGCAACTCGCGAACTTCGACCGTGCGGTCAAGGAGTCTCGCGACAACCTCCTCGCTTCTCTTGGCATCGAGAAGACTCCGCAGCAAGTCTTTGACGAGCAGATCAAGAAGATCGACGAGGCGGTGAACGCCACGGACCCCAACAAGAAGATCACGCAAGAGCAGGCCGATCAGGCCAAGGCGGTCGCAACCCGCAAGCGAGACGAGGCTCTTGGTGCCGGTGCAGACGTCGCCGGTCAACTTCGCGAGCGTCAGGCGAAGATCAATGAGGCCTACGGTGGCGGCAAAGACCCAGCCAAGCTCGCCGTTGCCCAGAACAAGCTCGACATCGACAAGCGGTCCGCCGCAGGCCTCGACGCCACGCCTTCGCAGGCTCTTCAGGCTGGCGTCGACAAGATCAACGACGCATTCGGTGAGGCTGGCAAGGGGACGGCGGAATACAACGAGGCAATCAAGAAGAACTCAGACGCCGTGAAGGCAAGCCTCGGCGTCGAGAAGAGTGGTGCCGAGAAAATCGCAGAGGCTCGCAAGAAGCTTGAGCAGGCCGTTAAGGACGGCGTCATCACCGAGGCAGAGAAGAACAAGGCACTCAAGGATCAGCGAGACTCGCTGTTGTCGTCGCTCGGAATATCGAAGACCCCCGCGCAGGACTTCGAGGATGCCGTTGCCAAGATCAAGCAAAACGCTGCGGAGCTTAGCCCAGAAGAGCTTGCGAAGGGTCTCAAAGAAGCAAAGGACAAGCTCCTTTCGTCGCTTGGCATCGACAAGTCCCCCTCGCAGCAGGCGGCGGAGTCGATGAAAAAGCTTCGCGAGGCATTCGATAAGGGGCAGATCAGTGCCGAGGAGTTTGCAAAAGGCACTCAGAAAGCAAAAGACTCACTGCTTCAGTCTCTTGGCATCCCGCTCAATCCAGTCACTCAGTTGCGAGAACGGCTTAACGACCTCAACGAGGCTTTAAGCAGTGGTCAGATTAGTAAGGAAGAGTTTGCTCGCGGCCAAGACGAGGCCAAGCGGTCAATGCTACCCGGCGGCGAGCAGGAGAGCCCCGTCAAGAAGTTCCAGAGAGACATGAAGGCCGTCGAGCAGGCGGCGAGCGAGGGTTTGATCAGCGATAGCGAGCTTGCCGATCGCAAGAAAAACCTCCAAGCCCAACTCCAAGAAGACCTGAAGCCAGCCCTCGACTCCACGAAGGCAGACCGTCGAGGCATTGAAGGCTCTGACGCTCGCAGCAAGAGTGGCGTCGATACGTTCTTCCGCATACTTCGCGGCAATGACAACCCGTCGCTCAAGGCTCAGCTTGATATTGCACGAAACACGCGGATTCTTGCTGAAGCGGCGCAGAACCCGGATGCGGCACCGCTCATCGCTCAACTTCCGGCAAAGTAATCATGGCAGTAGTAGAATCAAGAGAGATGTATCGCGGTCGTGGTCGCCAGACGACCTACGGCGACGTGCCTGTCTACACTCGCATTTTTCTCGTCACGGTCGACGACCCGAATACGGACATGCAGTCGATCTCCGAGGAGCCGGGGATCAACTGGCTCGACCCGCACCCGGAGGACGAGAATGCTCTGCTCGTCGACTCGAACATTCAGCAAGACGGCGACAGTCCGTTTCACTACAAGCTGACGTTCACGTACAAGGCTGCGAC